AATATTCATAAAATTATAGAGGAATATGTTACAGAGCAAAAAGAGAATGACCATAACGCTCTAACACGTTATAAGGAGTTTGAGAAACAATATGATTTTAAGTGTGAACACTCTGAGTTAGTTGTTTGGGATAAAGATGAGTATAAGACAGCAGGTACAGTCGACCTTATAGGCAGAAGCTCACATATACCTATATTGTTTGATATAAAAACATCTAAAGCAGTTAGACTATCTCATAAAATTCAATCATGTATATATAAAGAATTATATTGTAAGTTAAATAAAATAGATTCCTCGACTATGAAATCCGGTATATTATTAATACCTAGAGATAAACCTAAAAAGTGGGAAGTATATATTAATTCACCAGAAGAAGAAATAGTCTATTTAAGAATGTTTAAAATTCTTAGTGAACTATTTTATATGTTAATAGATTTAAAAGAATTAGAGTTAGTATAAAGGAGGATAATATGCAAGTATGGTGTCAAGGTTGTGGTGCATGGTATGAATCAGAAGAGAAACATTCTGTTTGTCCTTTTTGTAGTACACTAAATTATAAAGGAATCGAAGATGATTAATATTTTATATTATATATTTTTTATTGATATTGTTCTATTAAAAACATTCTATGTAATTGGATGGTTAGCTGTGTCACTAGAATCAAAGTATATTTTTAAAGGAGAGGTGACTATTGAAATGGAAAAATCTGAAAAATTAACAAAAGAATGGACTGAATTGCATCCTATTTTAGATTTCTTTCAATCTTTTTATTATGAAATAGGAAGAAAATTAGAAATTCCAGGCGATACATATAGAAATACTAAATGGTTTATTCAAAGAGGTAAAAGAGGTTATTCTGATAGAGATATTTGGGGATTTCATTATTATTTATCCGAGCTTATTCATAACGGAATGAAGGAATTAAAAAAGCAAGTGCATGGAGTACCAGGCGGATTAGCTGAAAAATTTAAGGATAAAAACAATCCTGATAGTATAGATATTGCTATGAAAGAATGGGAAAGAATTTTAGACGAAATTGCTTGGACATTTGAATCTGCTCATAAAGTTAATGAAAACGATTGGGTTCTAATTGATGATGAAAGATATAGAAGTAATTCAGAAAAGTTTTATGAAAAATTAAATAAGGAACATCCTGAATATTCTACTCATGTTATGTCGAAAGAAGAGTGTGTTAGATATCGTAAAGGATGGTATTATTTTCAAAAGTATTTCTTTAGTTTATGGGACTAATAAAAACTGGACAAATAGCTATTTATGTGCTATACTTAAAGTAACATAGAAGAAAAAGTGTTTAATAATTACTGGAGAAAACAATGAGTCTTAGAGATATATCAAATGAAGCACATTATATAAGTCAGATGAACACAGCTTATCGTAAACGTGAGCGAGCCGAAATATTACCAATAGATACTAATAAAAGAAAATCTATTAAAGTAAGTTTCAGTAATTATATTTTTAAAATGCTTCTGGGAAAAAGAGGAAAGAAAAATGAAAAACATTGAAATGATAGAAAATTCAGTTGAGTCAGAATGTTACAGATGTAAGGGTACAGGCTTTGAAAAAAATAAAACTAAAAAATGTTCTACCTGCAAAGGTACAGGCAAATGGATTGACAGTAGTTATATTCTAGTTGCAAAACAACCTAATGGGCAAAAGATTGCTTTTAGTGTTGATAATGCAGGAAAATAAAGGAGAACAGAGTATGAAATTTTGGACAGAAGAAAAAGTAGAAATTCTAACGACTTATTTAAGAAACGGAATTTCTAATAAAGAAATAGCTAAGAAGTTTGACACCTCGATAGATGCTATTAGTAGTGCTATTAATAGGTATGATTTAAGAGAACATTATGTTCAAAAACCCTCTACAAAAAAGTATCTTGAGTCGATAGATTTAGAAGATTTAGATGACGAGAATTTTGCAGAGGCTAAAGAGAAGGCCATTTTAAAATGGAAGATTAAAAAGTCTAAAGTTGTAGGAAGTAAAAATAAAGGAATTAAAAAAGCTCTGTTTTGGCCTGATACACATATTCCTCATCATAACAAAGCTTCTTGCAGAGCCATGTTGAAATTGATGAAGGATGAACAGTTTGATATTCTGGCTATAATTGGAGACTTTATGGACTTAGGGTGTATTAGTCATTGGAATAGAAACAGACATCGAACTCTTGAATTAAAAAGATTAAAGAACGATTATATTATAGGCAACGCTTTGTTAGATGAAATTGATAAAAGATTACCTAAGAAGTGTGAGAAGCATTATCTAGACGGAAATCACGAAGATTGGGCATACGATTTATTAGAAGAAATGCCTGCATTAGAGGGAATGATTGAGCCATCAAGTCAGCTTCATCTAAAAGAAAGAGGTTATCAAACACATAAGTATAACGAGTTATTGAAGTTAGGTAGATTATATATAACTCATGGTATTTATGCAGGTGCTAATCCTATCAAGAAGCATCTAGACGAACTTAAAGTGAATATCTTATTTGGTCACACACATACATTAGGTATGAGATTATCTTCTTCAGTAGCTAGAGAGATTGCATTTGCAGGTTATAATATTGGTGCAGTATGTGATTTATCTCCAGACTATATGAGAAAACGACCAAATAGTTGGACACATGGTTTTGCAATCGGCTATTTCTTTCCTAACGGATACTTTGATGTTCAATTAGTAAGAATTGTTGAAGGCAAGTTTATCGTTAATGGAAAAATTTACGACGGAAATAAATAATGAAAAAGACTACAAAACCTCTCAAATTTTTAGAAGCTTATAGACGCTTGAGAAAAGTTTGGGGATTCGCACCTGTCAGTCGAGTAGTCGATAAGGATAAGAAGAAAAAAGGAAGAGCAAAAATTAAAAGAGAATTTAAAAAAGAACTTGACAATCAATAGAAAGTATGTTATACTTATACTATGAAAGACACAATAATAAGTCTAAACATAATACTCGTAGCAATCTTTATTTTACCGGCAATTCTTACGATGTTACTAACAGTTTTTGTCTTAAAAATAATAACTTCAAGTCTTAGAGGTCTAATTTTTATTTTTACTATTGGAGATAGAACATGAATTTAAATAAACATATTGAATACACTAATCTTAAATCACCTAGCAGAAAAGAAATAAAAGCATTTGTAGAAACTGCTAATAAGAATAAATATTATGGTGTATGTTTACATGACTCATGTTTAAGTCTAGCTAAAAAATATGCTAGTGAAGATTTAAAGATTATTACAGTAGGTGGTTTCCCTCCACTAAGAATGTACTCTAAATTTAAAGAAGCTCGTCTAAGCAGAAGGATGCCTTTATATTTAGGTCTATATGACAAGCATGAAATCAACAGTATTAAGAGCGTAATTGATGCGGGAATTGCAGACGAAATTGATTTAGTGTTCCCTATTTATTGGTATACGCAAGGTAAGTTTATGAAGATACATAAGCTATTGAAAGGTTTAAAAGAACGCTATAAGAAGCCTATGAAGGTTATAGTTGAGCTGGGAACTGTATTTAATAAATATATTGCATTATATGAAGTAATAGCTCTATTAAAGGATAGTAATATTGACTTTTTTAAAACAAATACAGGTCTTTTATCACAAGACTTCAATCATTTATCTCAAGCAATTAAACAAACACAAACTATTATGCAAGAAAATAATCTTATCTTGCCAATCAAAGCTTCTGGAGGAATCAGAACAGAACAGCACACTAAATTATTAGTAGGTATGGGAGTTAAGCGTATAGGCACAAGTTCCGAGTTAAATTTTATTCAATGAAAGGTAAAGGTATCAAATGAGTAAAGAAATAGAAATCCCAGCAGAGATTAAAGAAATTATGAGTTATTTATCCTTCACATTTTCAAGGTCTATGAAAAGCTCTATTAGTGATAAAGAGGACTTATATCAAGATTTAGTAGTTCTTTATTTAGAGAATTTAAAATCCGGTGTAGTAAAGGATGTTACTAATAAAAATCATTGGTTCATGTTCTTTAAATGCAGATTATTAAATAAATTAGACGCTTATAAAACTGAGCATAAATATATGCAAAAACTCAGTAATGAAATGAGGAGTAAGAATGTCTAAAAGAGAAGTATTTAGTAGTAATAAAGTCAAGAATTTAAAATTAAATTTACCTACTAATTTAAGGAAATTCTTAACTAAGAAACAGATTCTTTTACTAAAGTGTATAAGTGCTAATGCAACTATTCAAGAAATGGTTAAGGTAACTAAGTATACACGAAAAGATATTATTTTTCATTTAATGAATTTAGGAAGAAATCTTGCTACTTATGATATGGTAGAGAATAGATGTTTACCAAACAAAGTTAAGTCAGTAGATTATTTAAAAGGCTGGAATGATTTAAAGCATCAGATAAAAATGAACTCAAGGAGTGTTGTAAATGACAAAAAATACTGGCGGTAGACCATCAAAAGATATGATAGTTTCTAGACGAGAAAAGACAAGAGAATTGTTTTTAAAAGGTAAGAATCCTAATGCTATCTCTAAGGAGTTAAACGTAGCATATGTTACTACCTTAAATGATATTAAATATTTACAGGCAAGATACTCAAGTTTAATTGTTAAAAATTCTCAATTAGCTAAGAAACAATATCAAAGAGTAGAACAGTTAATTGATGAGGTTGGTTTGTTAAAAACAGAGTATTGGAATTTGTATCAAGAAATTACTGATAAAGTAAAAGAGAATAAGCAAAAATTAGTTGACTGGAAAAAGGAAGTTAAGAAAGTTAAAGTAGAGCTTGATATTGCGGAGACAGAGCATAAGAAAGATGATAAGAATAAAGAGAAGAGAATTAAAGCTAGAGAGCTTAGAGAAAGATATATTGCGATATATGATGAGCCTAAATATCCGACATACATTACATCTAGAATAGACTCATTAAAAGCAATTTTGGATAGAGTTGATAAAGAATCTAAGTTATTGAGTTTATTTAATCCTCAATCTTTAATGGATAAAAATTATGTATCTGTAGAAGTATTACAGAGTATTATGAAGGTATTTAAAACAATTATTACAGACTTAATACCTGAAGATAAAAGAGGCTATGCTTTTAAACGATTGCGAACAATTAATTTAGATTCGCTCGATACAGAAGAAGTTATTGATGCGGAATATAAGGATAGAACGTAATGACAGATAATAAAAATTGGGAAAATTTTTGGGAAGATGCCGAACAGAAAGTAGTAAACAAATCAAAAAAGTTTGCTATTCAACCTGTATCCTCGGAGATATTCTTTAGAGATTGGTTAAAAACACCTTTATTTCCTAGACAGCAAAAGGCTGTATCGGCCGCATTTAATGATGACGTTACAATGTTAAGTGAAAAGTTTAATGAATTTGTATTAGCTTGGGGAAAGGGCTGTTTACATAAGAATACTTTATTAAAAGATGAGATTACTCAAGAGGTAAAAAGTGTAGAGCAGTTTGCAAAAGAGAAGAAAGCAATTAATATCAAGACTTGTGAGACGTACAAAGATGCAAATAATATTATTCGTTATAAGGATAAGATAGTTAAATCTGGTATTCCATTTAAAGCAGGTAAGGCTAAATTATACAGAGTAACTTTAGAAAGCGAAAAAACAGTTGTAGTTAGTGCGGAACATAAATTCAAAACTAAAAATGGTTGGGTAACGCTAAGTCAGTTAAAGAAAACAGACAAGATATTAGTTAATGATTCGCCAAAAGAAAATATGTCAGCTACACAAGAAACTGCTAGAAGAGATAAAATATCTAAATCAATGTTAAATGTTTCTAAGACAAAAGAGCATAAAGAGAATATCAAAAATTCCTCAAATTCAGGTAGATTTGAAAAAGGACACACAACCTGGAATAAAGGTATTGAACGGTCACAGTCAGTCAAAAATAAAATATCAGAAAAGTTACTCGGTACAAAATTATCAAAAGAGACAAAACAAAAAATGTCATTGATAAATAAAGGTATGAAGAATCATAAAAAAGATTGTTCATGTGCTTTTTGTAAAGCTATGCGAGGTGAATGGTTAGGTAAAGTATTTAAGTATAAAAATATAAAAATGCGTTCTAGCTGGGAAGTAGCTTTTGCAAGATATCTAGATGCAGAAGAATTGACATGGGAATATGAAAAGCATAGTTTTACTTTTAAAAACGGTAAGACATATATTCCTGATTTTTATATTAAGGAACATAATAAGTTTATCGAAATTAAAGGTTTCTTTTTTCGTGATTCAAAAGAAAAAACAGAAACTTTCAAAGAAGAATTTGATGTTAATTATGAAGTGCTAAGAAAAAACGACTTAATCAAGTTAGGTGTATTATGAAAAAGTACGAGACTATAACAAAAATAGAAGAGTTAGAAACTCAAGTTTACTATGATTTAGAAGTTAAGCAGACTAACTGTTATTATGATAATCAAGGAATACTACATCATAATTCAGGAAAAGATTTAACTATTGCTTGTCTTTTATGTTATACTATTTATTGGTTATGTTGTCTAAATGACCCACAAGAAACATTAGGTATTAAAAGTGGTGAACCTATTGATGTTGTCAATGTTGCGTTTGATGCAGACCAAGCAAAGTCTGTGTTCTTTGAAAAATTTGTAAGAATGGTTAGTCAGACAATAGACCCAGTATCAGGAAAGAATTTCTTTGAAGAATTAGGAATGAATATTGATAGAGATATTATTCGTAATGCTATTCTATTTCCAAAGAATATTAGAGCGTGGTCTATGAACTCTAGAGAATCCAAGTCTGAGGGTAAAAATGTTGTTCTAGGAATATTTGATGAAATCGGAACTTTTAGATTTGACCAAGCACAAAACATAAGAAAACATATTAGAACATCTGCGAGAACACGTTGTCCTAAACATTATAAACTATTTTATATCTCTTATTTGACATCTCCAAATGATTACATGTCTTATCTTTTAGATAAAGCAGAAGATGGACACATGTCAAAGACTTATTGTGATAGAGCGGCCACTTGGGATATTAGGTCAGATAAAGATTGTTTACCAGAAATAAAGAAATATGCAGTACACAAAGAAACTTATAAAGAAGAATTTGATGAGGACCCATCTACAGCAATGTTAATGTACGAATGTAAGATACCAAAGTATAGAGCAAATAACTTTATTAAGAGAGCGGATAGAATTACAGATTGCATTAATTATGAGCGAGAATCTCCTATCATATTAGAAGAAAACGATTCAGAAAGTGCATTAAATAGATTCTGGACACATGATATAAATGCAGAAGAACTAGAGCATTGGTTTAGACCCTATCATACTCACGAAATAGAGATATTAGAAAGAGAATATGAAGAGAATCCTTCAGAAGAGTTGGCACAGAAAATTAGCTTTGAAAAAGAAAAACACGCAGATGCTCAATATTATGTGCATATTGACCTTTCTAGAGGTGTAGTTGATTGTGCTGGACTTTCTATGGGACATACTTATCCTATCTTAGATAAAACCAAAATCTATGTTGATTTAATGTTACAGATACGTTCTCCTAAATCTGAAGATAAGTCCAAAGAGATTGATTTAAACGAAATACTAGAATTTGTTATTACGAAGTTATTTAAAAAATTGAAGTTTCCTATTATAAAAGTAACCGCTGATGGATGGAACTCAGCACTATTTTTAAATATCTGCGAGAAAAACGGAATAGGTGCAAAGATTATTTCTTTAGAAAAGAATACAGGGCCCTATGATACACTCAAAGATTTTATATATAAAAGAGATATTAATTATTATCTCTATCCACCTGCTATAAGAGAATTAACAGAATTGCTTATGACGGATAAAAATAAAATTGACCATCCTAAAGCGAGTAAGTGGAGAATGAGAGAAGAAGGAATCAATCATGGTTCAAAAGATGTTTCTGATTGTTTAGCAGGAGTTGTATATTCAATAATAGAAGAAGATGATGGCGAACCCTTAGCGGTCGTCGGTAAATAACCTTAATAGGAGGAAATGATGTCAAAGAAAGTAAATAAAAACCCAGTAGGTCGACCAAGAAAGACCTCGGTTAGATTGAAACCTACAGAGCAAGTAAGAGATAAAAAACAAGAGTCTGTTAGTTTCGGAACTACTTCTATCACATATAAGCCATACTCAAGACAATCTATAGAACAGCTTAGAGAGCTTATTATGACCACGATATGGGCAGAAGCTTGTGTTGAAACTATTGTAGACGAGGTTGTAAAATATGACCTATTTACAGACCCTATGGAAGAGGTAGATGATATTCAAGCATTTTTAAATTACCCCTCTTTAAAAGAGCCTCTATTTATGATTAGAAAGCAGTATTTAAAAGATATGCTTAGATGGGGAAATGGTGCTTGTGTTATTGAGTATAAGAATAAATTACCTAGTCAATTAACAGTTGTGCCGGGATATACTCTAAGAATTACAGACGATAATCCACCAAAGTATAAGTTCACTAAAATAGGAAGTAATTCTGAGTTTAAGAAAAATAAAAATGAAACGAAAGACCTTGTATTAAAACATAAGGAAGTTATGCACTTCTGTATCAATAAAGATAGTGATGCAACATTAGGCACAAGCTCTATTGAGAGAGGATTTGATGATATAACAACCGATAGAGAATCAGCAAAGAAGTTAGTTGCTTTTATTAAAAGAGGTTTTTATAAACCTGCATTTGTTTCATTTAAAAAAGGTTCTTCTGTATCTAAGAAAGAATTAGAACAATTTGTAGAATATTTAAATGGACTTATGATTGAAGGTGCTAAGATGTTGGGTATCAATAAAGAAGTTGATTTGAAAACTATCCCTTATTGGGAGCCTTCCGATATTATTGAAATTCAGAAATGGATGGGTCTTAAAGTTGCATCTATTTATAAAGTTCCCCCATTTATGTTAAACTTAGCTCAAGGTACCGGTTCGTTAAATGCAAGAGAACAGAAAGCTCGATTCTTAGAGAATGTTGTAATGCCTATTCTAAAATATGAAGCTTTTATTTATACGAATGTTTTAGTAAGATTAGGTTTTGAAAATCTAGATACGACTGTAGTTTCAAATCTTCTAGGAACAAGACTTAACTATGATAAAGCGAGAATTGCAAATCTATTAACCGGTAATGAAGAAGGTGGTATTCTAACTATAGATGAAGCGAGAAAACTATTCTTTCATTTACCACCAAAAACTGAAGAAGAGAAAAAAGAAGTAAAAAAGACAGAATAAAACTTGACAAAGTGTAATTGATGTGTTATACTTATTGTATATTAAAAATTGATTAAAAAGGAGAAACAAAATGGCTTTAGAAAAGCAAATTGAGAAATTGAAAAAAGATGACTCCAAGGCATTAGCAAAAGTGGAGAAGATTGTTGAAAATTCGTGCAAAGCAATTACTAGCACAAAGAGTATTCTTTTAAAATTAAATGTGAATAACATTAATCAAATAAAAGAATTAGAAAAAGATGTAAACGCTCACTACATTATTCTAGAAGAATGGTATCAAAAAATATCATCTTTAAAAAAGAATAAAGAACTTGCCTATTATATGTATCTCAAAAACAAACTAGAAGCTGAGAACGCAAAATTTGTATCTGCTTCTGCTGATAAAGAGTCTGCCTTATATACGGCTCCGGAAAGAAAGTTGAGAGATAAGGTTTTAGGTTCATTAAACGGTGCTACTGAGGTAATGAAAACCTGTAGAAATATTATTAATAGTCAAAAATTCGCTTCTCAAACATCTGAACCAGACACAGATGTAGAGGCGTAAACATAGGAGTAGAAGTAATGCCGACGTATAACTTTGAGTGTGAAAACTGTGGTCATAAGGAAGAGAATTTTGTAGCTATATCCAAAAGAAATAATGCTAGAAAATGCTCTAAGTGCAAACATCTTATGACTAGACTCATCGGTAGTACGAGCAACTTTATTCTTAAAGGTGAAGGATTCTATCAAAATGATTATCCTAAGGATACAGAATAATGCCATATAACGATAAACGAAAACAAAAAGAATGTGAAGCAGAGTATCGTAAAACTCATAGAGAAGATGCGGTAGTCAATGCTAAGTTATATAGAGAAGAAAACAAATTGAGATTAAAAGAGAAAGCACAGCTAAAACATAAGAAGTTTCCTTGGCTAAGAGTTCTCGTAAAAATTAGACAGCGTTGTTACAATGTAAAGCTTAAAGACTATAAATATTATGGTGCAAAAGGTATTGAGTGCAAGATTACAGCAGATGAATTAAAAGAGCTGTGGTTTAGAGATAAAGCAGACCTCATGCTAAAACCTAGTATTGATAGAGAAGATAGTAATGAGAATTATACACTTGAAAACTGTAGATTTATGGAATTAAGACAAAATGCAAAGAGGAGTAATTAAGATGAATCCAGTAGATATGAATGAACTTTGTAGACAATGTTTCAAAGAAGTAATATTTGAAAACTCTAATTATAAAGATAGAGGATATTGTTATATTGACCCCTTTAGAGGTAAGGATATGAAGTATCATATTACAATGGTTGATAAAGATACTGGATATGGATTAACACTTCCTCTTGATTCAAGAGCTTGTATGCTTCTTGAAAAGCCACAAATTAAAGTATTATTTCAAAAAGTAATGAAAGGTCTATTTATTGCAGTTAAAAAGCAGTCAGCAAAGGCATCGCCTGTAGATTATAAGAATTATCCTATTAAGGCAAATAACAAGTTTAGCGTTTTTAATTATATTAAAACAAACGAAAAAACTTATATTGAATTTTATTCTTGGTCTAACATATTAGTTTAATAAAGGTGATAAAATGTTTAAGTGTAAACATAAAGATATAGTAAAGAAATATACTAGAAAATTAAATCATGGAGTACCCATCTTAGTTTATTATGAGTATTGCAATAAATGTAAGGCATTATTGCGAGGTGGTGTATCTCTTGCTAAAGATAATATTGTAACACAAACAAAATGTGTAAAAATAGCTAATGATAGTAATATTAATGATGGAAAAACATTAGGTCATATAATTAAGAAAACTTATAAAAAGAAGGTTAAAGAAACTGAGAAAGAAGAAAAGATTTCAGAAGAACTTGAAGAGAAAGAAATTTTAGAAGAAACACCTAAGAAACAATCTTATTTTAAAAGACGAGATGCTAGAAAAGAAGAATTGGATGAATCAATGGTTTTCGTTAAAGGAACTCAGGACAGAAAAAGAAAGAAGAGGGTATAAATGCACATTAAAAATTTAGATAAAATTAAAGAGTTAATTAAATCTAAATTACCTGAATATCTTAATGAGTTAGGTTGCAGAACAAATGGTACAAAAGTTCAATGCCCACATTCAGAAGCACACGATAATAACGATGAAACTAAATTATCAGCGGCCTTTTTACCTGACTCTAAGAATCACTTAATATATTGTTTTGTAGAACAGCGTTCTTTCGATATATTTGATGTTTATGGTATTAAAAATAATGTATCAATTAAAGGCTCAAGCTTTTTTGAAGCCGTAAAAGCTCTGGCTAGAAAATACAGTATTCCTATAGAAGAAGAGTATGAGTATTCCGCAAGTGAGAAAGCTATAAATAGACAAAGAAAATTTTTAGAGAATATTCATAAATTATCTATTCAGAAGAAAAATTTACACAAAGGTGTTCCGTACTATAAACAGAGAAACATTAATAAAGAAAAACTTCAAACATGGAAAATTGGTTGTTTATCTCCAAATGATATTACACCGGAATTAAATAAAGAATGTAAGAGTTTATTTGATTATAGATTACTTTCTGTATTTCATAAAGAAGGTCTCGTAATTCCTATTTTGAATGAAAACAATCAATACTCAGGTCTTATTATTCGTATGTTTAATACTGAGGATAATGACCCTTATATTAAAATCTGTATTAAAGGAAGTAATTTGTTTAATATAGAGCGTGTTAGAGGTCACGATGAACTGACTATCGTAGAAGGGCCCTTTGATGCTATTGCTTTACATCCAAATCAAAATGTTATTGGTTGTTTAACAAATGTTATCAATGATGCTAATTTAGAGAAGATAGCAAATATAGAATTTAAGAAAATCTTTTTGGCCTTAGACCCCGATAACTTATACAAGGGAACCGCAAGAGATGGTTTTTTAAGAACAGTAGTTAGAATGAAGAATTTAGACTCTGAAATTTTTATTATAAAAATACCTGTTATAGAAGGAGAAGCTAAACCTGACCCAGATGAGTATATGAAAACTCATACTCTAGATGATTTTAAAGATTTACCTAAACTTTCTGCTTTAAAGTATCTTATTGAAAACTATGAAAAAGGATTAATTAAAGAAAAAATTATATATGACTTCATAGCAGGTTGTCCTAATCTAATTAGAAAAGAAGCTTACATTACAGAATGTGCAGAATCTTTAAAGATAGGTAAAAGACAACTTACAAAATCAATAGATGATATGTCTAATTCTGCAACATCTTTCAACATGATTCAGTATGTGCAAGAAAAAGACGCTTACGATGAATTATTAGAAGATTTTACAGAACTCGCATGGAATAAAAACTTCGCTGGAATTCCTTCTGGCTTTCCTTTATTCGATAAAAGATTTGGTGGTTTTGAAGATACACTTTATTTATTAGCAGGCTTTCCAGAAACAGGTAAGTGTCATACTAAGGGAACTAAAATTTTAATGTATGACGGTAGTAGTAAATCTGTAGAAAATCTTAATATAGATGATATTCTTATGGGAGAAAATAGTAATCCTGTAACTATTAAATCTGTCTGTAAAGGTAAAGAAGAGACATTTAATATTATACCCAATAAAGGGGAGTCTTTTGGCGTAAATAAATCTCATATTTTGGTGTTGAGTTATAATCAATTAAATCAAAAAACTAAAAAAAGAGAATATTTGACTTTAGAACTTTCAGTTAATGCGTATTTAAAAAAGAGTAAATGTTTTAGAGATAGATGTAAACTAATAAGAAAGTCTGTTGAATTTAAGAAACAGTATGTAAAATATGACCCTTATTTTATAGGTCTTTGGTTAGGTGACGAAACCAAAAATCAACCTGAAATTACAGGAAAAGACATTGAATTAGAGTCTTATTTTATACAATTCGCAGAAGAAAATAAATTAATATATAAAAAGTTAAACAGAGAGAATAGATGTAGTAAGCATACATTTACCAATAAGTGGAAGAATCGTAATAATCCTTTATTAAATGAGCTAAGACTGTGTGTTAGAGATAACATAAAAAGAGTACCAAATAATTATTTAATTAATTCGAAGGAAAATAGATTACAACTACTTGCAGGATTACTGGACTCCGATGGTTACTATTCAAAAGGCATGTTTTCTATTACATGTAAAGAGAGTGAATTAAAAGATGATATTTTATTTTTAACACGTTCTTTAGGTCTAGGCTCAACATACAGAGTTAAAAAAGTTAAATATGTTTATAAAGAAAAAAATGAAATTAGAGAATATTTTTTAATTAACATATTCGGAGAAATTAATAAAATACCAACAAAACTAAAGAGAAAACACGCTCGTATTCGTGTAAGTAATAAGAATGCTCTAAAAACAGGATTCTCTGTTGAAGCTCTTGGTGTAGATGACTATTATGGCTTTACGCTAGACAAAGAGTCTAAAGGAAGATATTTATTAGGAGACTTTACATTAACTCATAATACAACATTTTTATTAAACTTTGTTTATAAGTTAGCAATGAATGATAATACTCTTGTTGCTTTCTACTCATTAGATGATGGTGCCAAGAGAGCTATTTTACCTAGATTAATGAGTATCACTTCAGGTTTAACATCTAAGCAAGTAAGACAGCCTAATAAAGAAATACATGACAAGTGGTTTAATGGTATGGGTCAGCTAAAGAAAATGAAGGATAATATCATTATTAAAGATGGTTCTCATATTAGAACTCTTGATGATTTAGATAATTATGTTAAAATTCATTCTACAATAGCTATGGAGAGAGGCAAGAAATTTGTAGTAGTTATTGATAACTTGCATGACCTACAAGCTAGTGGCGGAAAGCATTTAGAAGCTACACAAAATGCTCAAAGAGTTGCATCTTATTTGAAGAGATTACCACAGCAGATTAATTGTCCTATTATATCTACAGCAGAAGTACCAAAGTCATCCTCTGCTAAGCCTAGTGGAAAAGATATTAAAGAATCTATTGATTTGTGGTATGCGTCAAGATTCGTTGGTGGTGTTTATTCTAATTTTCATCAAGTAAAAAATATTCAAGATAGTAATTTACATTGGGTAGATGAGAATGGTGCATACAATCCAATTATGGAACTCTTTGTTTCTAAGAATCAAACAGGAGATGCTTTACATGGTTCATTATTCTTCAAGTTTAGATTTGCTAATAATACTCTTACAGAATGTAATGAGAGAGAAACAGATATTTTAAATGACGGTGGTTTTTTAACCTTTATGAATGATTAACAGAAAGAATATATTATGCCTAGTATAAAAACATTTCTTATTAAGACAGTTAAGGCACCTATGATTGCTATTATAAAAATAATTCAGTCTAAGGATACTGATAGAGCAAAACTAGAAGCAATAAGTCTTTATTGTAATTTAATTTTAAAATCTGTCAACAAAACTATTCTGAAAGAAAATGAAAAATCTACTAAATAAAAAGAATATACTTGTTATAGGCGACATAATGCTTGATAAATATGTTAGAGGCACAGTCTCTCGCATATCTCCAGAAGCACCTGTCTCTATATTAAATAAAGACTCCTCTGAGTATAAGCTAGGTGGGTGTGCTAACGTAGCTAAAAATCTAAAAGCTCTAGGTGCAAATGTTTGGATTATAGGCAAGATAGGTAAAGACTTTGAAGGCTCTATTGTTGCTAAATTACTAGAAGAGAGTTTAATAAACACATCTCTATTAATAGCAGATAGAGAGATTATTACTACAACAAAAACGAGATACATAGCAGATAATCAGCATTTATTGCGAGTTGATAGAGAGAATATTTGTTTTAATAATTTTAAACTGAAAGAAACTAAAGAAGATTTATCTAGGCATCTTAGATATTTCGATGCAATAATAGTATCTGATTATAATAAAGGTATGATTACTGAAGAACTGGCAAGATTTTTAGGCGACCTTGCTGTAAAAGAAAATAAGATTATAACAGTTGATACAAAGAAAGCAAACATTGCTTGTTTTGAATACTATACTTCTATTACACCAAATTTAAAAGAGTTGGCTAATATATTTAAAACTAAAATAATTGATTATAAAGATTCATTCAAACTTGCTCATAAGTTATTGTTGAATTATAATTTTAGGAATATTCTTTTAACATTAAGTGAGAATGGTTTATATTATGCAGATGATGTTGTTAGCAATCATTTAAAAGCAGAAAGAAAAGAAATTGTTGATGTAACAGGTTGCGGTGATACATTAATAGCCACATTCACTTTAGGTTTATCGAACGGTCTAAGTTTAGAAAAAAGTGCATATCTTGCTAATAAAACTGCCGGTATTGTTGCGTGTAAAAGCGGTGCAGATGTCTGTACTTTAGAGGAGTTAAATAATGTCTAAAATTTGTTCAAAGTGTAATATAGAAAAAATCAAATAAAGCATTTTTAGAAAGAAGTAAGAAATGGAAAAAAATTATGAAACATTATTATTTGAGCAAGATATAATTAGAGTTCTAATAAAACATAAATTATTACCTGACAAATTAATGCCTGCTACTGTAACAATTCATATAACTGGAGGAAGTCAACCTATTATTACTTTAATTTCTAAAGTAAGAACAGACAAAGAGCAAGAGGAATTTGATAACACTCAAGGTTTTGAGAAAGAGATGTTTGATGAAGATGATGAGCCCGACGATGATTTACCTGATTTTGACTTCAAGAGTAGAATGTAATGACTATAACAGCAGACATTATTAAAACAGCAGTATTATCTTACTATAGATTTAAACGACAAATGCTATGTGTAGACGAGGCATTTTGCAATAATGGTTTGAGTGATGTATTAGTTGAATCTGATAAAGGTTTCTATGACATAGAGATTAAAATTAATAAATATGATTTATGGAAAGGTGAAGCAAGAAAAAGAAAACATTACAGTAGAAGTAGAACTTATCTACATGCTACATATTTTATTATGTGTGTTCCAGAATCTCTATTAGAGGAAGCAAAAGATTGGGTAGAGCAGACTAATTCAAGATACGGTATATTAGTTTTTAACGAAGAAAGATATAACAAACTCTATCTAGATAAAAGAAATTTAAGATATATAGAAGATTGTATTCGGTCAGTACGAACACCTAAAAAATTATCAGAAACAAAATCTACTAAATTACATGATATATTAGTAAAGCGTCTTGTTTCTGCATATATTACTCGTAGACAAAATAAAACTTGACAAATGACAAAAAGTATGCTATACTTATAGAAATAACAGGAGAAACAAAATGCACGAAGAATTAACTTATAGTTGTAGAGAATGTGGAAAAATTAACTTAATAGAAGAAAATTGTGATTGTAATTTAAGAAATATTTTTCAAATTATTTTATATAGACTTTTTGAAATTAATTGGAGATAAAATGAGTGAAAAACCAATAAATGAAATTAACAAAAGAGAGAAAATATGATAACTATTATTATTTTACTACTAATTATGATTATGTTATATGTACTTATGTGTCGAGTAGATACAATTTGGTATTTTTTAAAGCACGGTCATGAAAAGTATAATAAAGATTTCAGAAAGTATATTAAATGAAACAACAAATGAATTCTTTCATAGCCTCTTTTAAAGGAGAAAAATACGACCATCTTTGGGGATATGAGCTTTGGATAGAAAACAATGAATTATATTGCAATAAGTTATTGATATTAAATAAAGGTTTTTCTAGTAGTTGGCATTATCACAAAATGAAAGATGAAACATTTATTATCTTACAGGGAACAGTAGAACTTGAATATGCGAGAGAAGAATTTGATGAAGCTGAAAAGAAAATAATTGTTTTAGGCATAGGAGATAAATTTAGAATAAAACCTTATCTTATTCATAAGTTTAAATCATTATCTAAACAAAGTATTGTTATGGAAGTATCTTTAACAGACGATGATGATAATATTAAATTAGAATCTGCACATAAACTAGAGAGCGAATAATATGAAGCAATATACAGCACTACAGAGCATGATGGTTCAAATTGCTGATGACGGGTCAGAAGATACACTTAAATATATTGAAACAATCTCTGAGGCCTTCACACGTCTTGGAAAGAGAATTTTATTTTATAAGGCACTAAAGAAAATGAAAGCTAAATAAAAAATGTATATAAGAAAAATATTAAAAGCACTAAAGAAGAAGGATTTAAAAGATATTGCTAAAGTATTGCATTTTTATTTTAACTTAGTATCAGCTAGCAGAATTTATGATTTAATATTACAGGTAGATTCTA